AATATAACTGAGGTAAAAGTTATAATTCCATTTCAAGATTTACCACTTGCTGAAAGATTGACTGGATGGAATCCAGCTGCTGCTAAAGATAGGGTAAAACAATTTACAGATTCAAAGCAGACACCAACTACTGAATTCAAATCAGCATTTGTTTGGCTTGATGAAGAAAGATCAGATTCGTTTGATGGTTATAGATTGCCTATAGCTGACGTTATTGATGGTAAATTGGTTGCTATACCTCGTGCAATTTTTAACGCAGCAAACGAAATGCTTGGGCGCAATATTACCATTCCCGACGATGACACAGCTGGTGTGATAAAACACATAGAACGATACTACGCTAAAATGGGATTAGTGTCACCATTTGGGCCAGATGAAAAACAATTTTTCGGAGTGGAAGAGATTAAGAATTTCACCACAAGAGATATGGAGAAAGCACTAATTGATAGTGGTGCGTTCTCTAGGAATGCAGCCGTTGAACTCGCAAGTAAGTTTAATGGATTGCGTGATCCAGAAAGTGCAGGATCTATTTTGAAAGAATTGGACAGGATACAGATTTAACGGCAGAGGGATTCTGCTATGGGGTCAGTGGGATGCTGATACCGTGTTGAAATGGAAACAGTAACTACATTCAACAGGAGTTAATAATGGCTGACCAGAAAACAAACGAAGAGGTGATGACGGCTGTCACTGAACTTCGTACTGAAGTTGAAAAGAAAGGCTTTATTGATAAGGATAGAGTCGAAAGGCTGAATGTTGTTCTTGATGGTTATGAGGACAAAAATCAGCAAATAACTTTGGTCGAACAACAGGCGAAGAGTCTTGAAGCTGATATCAAGGAAATCAAGAAACTTCGTGAAGAGGAGGCAGAAGCCAATACCGAGGGTGCTAAGAAGCTGAAAGAGCAAATTACTGATATGGAAGCTGAGATTGCACGTGGTGTTGAGCGTAAGCATGCTGGTGATGAAAACTCGCATCGCCTAACAGAAGAGTACAAGTCATTGAATTTGTACTGTAAGGAAGGCGAGCGGGTTCTGTTCCAAGAAGAGCATAAGGTTCTTCTGAGAACGGATAGTGCCACTGAAGGTGGTATCCTGGTTCCTACAGAATTGGATAATGTTATCACCAAGAAGATCGTGGAAATTGATCCAATTCGCACGATCGCTCGTGTCCGAACAATTGGTGGCAAGTCTATGGAGCTGGCAATTCGTGCTGCTATTCCTATTGCTACATATGAGGGAGAAGCAGATTCTGGAGATGACAGTACTTCAACTTACGAGTCAGAAACTGTCACTCCGTTTCGACAAACTCATACAACGCCAATTACTAAAGACATGCTGATGGATTCTGCGTTTGATATGGATGCTGAAATTGCATTTGATTCTGCTGAAGCGTTTGCGTTTGGTGAAGGAAATGGATTCGTTGTTGGTACTGGATTCAAGGTTCCTGCTGGCTTTATGGTTGATACTCGAATCATCGCCAATCGACGAATTACTACTGCTGCTGCCGCTATTACTGGTTTTGTTTTTGAAGATGATTTGATTAGGCTCTCCGGTGATCTCAAGGTGGGATACGATCCGGTTTATGTTATGAATCGTCGAACATTGTCGGAGATCAGAACTCTCAAATCTACCACAGGACAGTTCCTGTGGATGCCGGGTTTGAGTGGTCCGGTTGCCAATACATTGAATGGGTTCCCGTACACTTTGGCAAATAGTATGCCGGATGCTGGTGGCGCTGCTAGTTCAAGATCTGTTGCGTTTGGTGATTTCCGTCGTGGTTATGTTATTGTTGATCGAACTGGAATGAGCGTTGTTCGTGATGAAATAACACAGAAGAAGAAGGCCATCGTAGAGTTCACAATGAACCGTTGGAATACTGGGCTTGTTGCACTTCCTGAGGCAATTACGATCCTTGAGAACAAAGCCTAATTAGGAGAACAAAATGGAATATGATATTCATTCCAATATCAAAGCTGCGGTTGCCTTGGATCAGCAAACGATCAATAGTGCAACCACAACGGACGGCAATGTGATTGATACTCTTGGTTTTGAGTCTATCGAATACATTGTTTTTACTGGAGCTGTTACTGCCGCTGGCACTAGTGTTACGCCTCTTCTTGAAGAGTCTGATGTTGTAACATTTGGTGGTGAAGAAACTGTCGTGCCTGCCGACAATATCATTGGTAGTATTATCATTGATGATGATACCGACGATGATAGGGTGTTCCGAATTGGTTCGATTGGCAAGAAGAGGTTCCAACGTCTTGCTCTCGTGTCAGTTGGAGCAACAAATGGCATTTTTAGTGCTGTAGCTGTACAAGGCAATCCTGTTACGAAACCTGTGGCTGAACAAGCCACGTAAGAGTAATGGAGGTGGGGCATGTTGAGAAGTGAGAACTTCTTTGCCCCACCTCCGCAACCCGCATTGCAACAATTGGAGAATGGCGTGAAAGTAAAATTTCTGAAAACTGGGCGACAGGCATTTATGGATCTAAAAATGGGACAGTTTAATTTCACAGAAGGTGAAGAGAAGTCTGGCATTCCTGAAGCTGATGCTTTAAGAATGAAGGCAGCTGGGACTTGTGAAATTCTTGGTGATGATACTGTTGAAACTGCTAATGAAAAAGTATCCGACAACGATGGTAATGGTCATAGTGATGGGGCTGTTATTAAAAAGGGCAACATGCCTTGGAATAAAAATAAGTGATTTATGTCACTACATACACATACAGATATACTACATAAAGATACAATACCTGGCGTTGGCTATCGGTATGAGTTGGATCCGAAAAATGTAGGTAATTTGCCTATCACTCTAAAAGTTGCCAAGAGCTATTTGAAGATTGAGAATGATGAAGATAATGCAATTATACAAGATATGATTGCGACTGTTGTTCAATTTGCTGAACGCTATACTGGTAGAGATTTGAGAAAGAAAATTTGGAAGCTAATAATTGATGAATTTGCCGATAGGATTCTTGTAAGAAAAAGCCAAGTTAACACTATTGATTCTATTCAATATACAGTCGGTGGTGTACTTACTACAATTGCTAGCACAATTTTCATTTTGAAAAAAGGATATGGATTTAGTGAAGTTTTGCTACGTGAAGATCAAACATGGCCAGACGATTTGGATGACGTAGAAGCAGGTATTGAAATTACTTTTTCTACACAAATACCAAGATATATTGAACAATATAAATCTGGTGTTTTAGAACATCTTGCTTTCTTGTATCAAAATCGCGGTGATTGTGATGTTAATTCTGCTGCTCTGAGATCTGGTGCATCTCAATTGTATGATCAAGGTCGTATCCAAAGGATTTGAATATGCCTGTCTATCCTGAAATCACTCGCCCAGAAGGCACGTTCAAGCAGACCCATGATCCAGATACTTTGATTGAGTCGTTTATTGTGACTGCTGATCCGCTTGCGCCTGATATCATCTATGTCCAGTTCAAACATCAGCGACGTTGGGAACAGACTGGAAATTGTAATGCTTGTGGTATCGCTGACTTTAATCTTAGCAGAGATGGTTCGATGGATTTTGGTACTTATAATATCACAGTAGAATCAGGAAAGACAGTTGGAGAAGTAGATTCTGTAAAAGATGTAGATTTTGCTACACGTCTAGATTATCCTTGTACGCCAGACTATGATGGTTTTGGAAGACGACAGGCGACAGAGCTGGGCATTCCTTATGTTTGTGGTTTACGTTTCAAACCTCTGCCTTGGATTTATTAGATGGCGACCAGACTATTCCTGAGAGATGGCACGCCGCCAAACGATCCTGGCGAGACTGAACGCTCCGTCAATTTGCCTGGAGCTGATGTCTTTCAAGATTACGGCATAAGCGTGCGGAGGTTACGGCCTATAATTGGAGGGCCTGGATCAACACAAATCACTGGAAGTTCAACTGCCAACACGGTAGAGACTTCTGAGTTTTTTACCAGCTTTTCTTCTGACGCTCTCTCTGCAAATATTACAGCACAAACTTGGACAATCGCTGTACACGTAGGTGATGGAAATATTCAGGCCGACTCATTTATGATTCCCATTGTTTACGTTTTCCGCGAACCATCCACTGTAGTCGGGTTTGTTATCGACGCGCATACACAAATTGGTACCAACTGGGCTACTGCCGGCGCAGGTGTAGTTGCGACATTCTCTGGTGCTGCTGTATCAATAGTGGCAGGAGATTATCTTGTGTTAGAGTTTTGGCGGCACGCAACTCAGGGGATGGCGATGTCTTATACACAGACGCTTCGTTTCAATGGAGGAGATATTGTGACTCAAGGTAGCACTGACGCGAACCCGGCCAGCTATCTAGAGACACCGCAAGATGGTATTTTTGATGCGTCGCACGAGTACATTCCGAGAATTAAGAGAACTGTAAGAAGCAGGATACTAACAAGGTAAGTTAATGTGGCTCTATCAATTGGAATCTACAGGCACCGATCTCAGAAGCCTTTCCAGAAAGCGATACGGCAGAAATTTGTCGTTCCGACAAAGGTTATCAGAGCTGAGCAACCTGGAGTCTATGCCAAGGCCAACAGAGACAGAGCCTATGCCTACTATCTGCGTAAGCGGATTCCACCGGAAGTTCGTTGGCAACTTTTTAGAGCTAAAGCACCAATCACAACACTTGGTCAAGAAGCACCTGGCTATCTTGCTGCGGTTCAAAAGAATCGTCGGCAACTTGGTATCGAACGGATTGAATCTGATGTCTATTGGAAACAGGAAAAACAAATACCGTTCGGAGTTGCAGCAGCAGTCCAAGAGCCCGGATATCTTGCCGCAATCAAGAAACTTCGTTTACAACTCAATCGTGAACCGACTGAGTTTGAGGTTCGTTGGCAGCTTCAAAGAACGTTCCCATTTCGAGCGCCAACAGTTACACTTGGACAACAAGATACAGGCTATCTCGCTGCGATTTACAAGCGTCGTTTGGAGATGCAACACCTGGTTCACCGGGATGTCTTTGATGTTCGCTGGCAGCTTCACAGGCCATTCCCGTACAGGGCTCCACCAGTCACGCTTGGACAACAAGAGCCAGGTCATCTTGCTGCTATCAGAAGTCTGCGAAAGCAACTTGGAAGAAAAGCGCCAAGATATAATTATGAACAACCAAGACGAGTTGGTAGGCGTGTCAAGCATGCAAGATTCCATGATATTGGTTATCTTGCCGCTATCAGACAACAACGCAAACAACTTGGTCGTGAAGTTAAATTTGTTGATATTCGTTGGCAACTCAATAGAACATTTCCACTCAGAGCGCCACCAGTTATTCTCGGTGAACC